CATTGTCTTTCTAGGTTAACATCTGCAGGACACCCTATTATATAATCTTCTTTGACATATTTGAAAAAATTACACATTTGTTGTTTCTTACCCATATGTACTTCACATCCACAGTCTAAATATAACAATATATCATTTTCGTTCATTTGTTCTAACGTTTTTTTTATTATATATGGTTTCCATAACCAATACCCATATCCACGCTTGTTATTCAATATGAAATCTTTATGTTTTTCCCAAAAATAAGAATCTTGTATTAAGTCATTTTCGGTATATAATATAGTTTTATCAAATAAACCTAACATTTGTACTTGTTTAACTAATCTATTACCAGCATCAATGTAATTATCTCCTCCCGCTCCAAATGTAATAAACCATTTTTTCGAAGTATTCATTGTTTTAAATACGTGTAATATATAATATTATAACTTTATAATTTTATATATTATACGCAGTAAACACACTGACGTTTAAATCTTCAAAGGTGTATACCATCTAAATGTATAATACAATTTATTATATATAATTTGTATTATAGGTTTCATGTACGTTCTTGTCTATTATGATAACCAATATATTATATGCGATTTATTATTTCTTCATCTGTTAATGTTGTGCCATTTTTAGGCACTATCTCTATTACTTCTATGCCATCTATATTATTATTGAGAACCGTGTAATTTAATACAGAGTTTATAAATATGATTTCACAATTCTGTTTATGTATAACTTGCGTCAATAGTTTATATAATTTAACGATCCTTTGGTATAGGTTATCAAGTTGTTCAACCTCATTTATAGTATAATTAATACCATCAATATTGCCAATCGCAATACGATTTATAAATATAAAAACGCATTTAGACCCAGACAACACGTGTTGTTTTAACCTTTCAAACCTCCGAATATATTTCTCAATCGTTTCTGAATTATGCTGGTCGTGTGGAAAAATAAGATTATATTTACTATTATATAGAACGTTAGATGCATCGCAATTGCCTACTGTGAATTTTTCGGGTCTTATAAACTTAGCCGTTTGTGTGGTATTAAAAAATTCGGTTTTCACAATATTTGGTATATCCATATTATCTATAAATAACAACTTAAATATATTATATACTGCATTGGGGTTTGATAATATCCAATCGAACGGATAACTACACTCTCTTTTGTTCATAGTTTTTAATATTTGTGCGTTTGTACATTGAAACCCAATTGGAATATAATGTGACTGAACTAATTTATTATAACATTTACACCACCAATCATATTTACCGGGTTGTTCTTTTTTTCCCATTTGTTCCAAGTGAATTAAACAATTATCGTAAACAAGCACCCGATAATTTGACTGATATCCTTCTTGAAATATAGTAGGCAAATGTTCGATATCGGTTGTGATATTATGTGGGGTACACGTGGCTGAATTAAACCCGTCATATGTCTCATTGCCATTGGTTACCATTTGTCTTATTCTACGTTGTCCGGATTGTATCCAATAATAGCTAGTGCCACCGCAATCGGTCCAATATGCATATTTCGAATCATTATGTTGGACATGGGTACATAATCCAGAAAATTGGGTTCTATCTTGCATTTGTCGGTTATTAAAAATTATGAAACCTAACCAGAAATGAGTAATCCGCACTGGTAAGTTTGTGGCATTAAACCGAATATCACCACATATCTCATGATCTGCTACATAATCTTCTATATTCATATATTTAAAAGGAAATACATCATTTTCTATAAAAACGCTAATATAATCATCCTTTAATATGTAATTTTCATATACATATTGAAATGCTAGTCCAAAAGATTCACTCGCACTTATTGTGCAACGGTTTTGATTATTAATTACTTGTGGAATATTGATGGGTAATACATCTAATTCTTCCCATTTTTTTTTCATAATTTCAGAGTTATTTTGACTATCAACAAAACCACATATCTGGATTGTACTATTATCATTACATTGGAAATATTTTCTTATTAATGTAACTTGTTGTTCAAAAAATTGGATATTATCACGATGTGCAAGGTATATTTTAACTATATTTTGTACCATTACTATTCACATAATAAACCGTTTATATTAGTTATCTAACATGTCTTTACAATCTTGTTGATTTATTTTTTTGCCGTCAAAACGGCGTTTTAAATTACCAAGGGTGTAAGAGAAGCCAAAAATAATTGTTGAAAGGGAAATATTAACTGATAATGGAATAATTCTAATTGATGATGTTAGAAATTATACTCCAAAACTTAATGGGGAGATAAGTTATTCCGGAAAAGCAAAATATTCGATTCCATATTTTATTGAAAATGGCTATGAAATAGTAATGGATGGATATCAAGTAATATTACAGAAGAAACAACATAAAAATACATAAATAAAATATAGTATAATGGATAAAGTTAGCGTTATAGTACCAACCTATAATAGATTTCATTATTTATTGAATACAATAAAATCTATTAAAGAACAAACCTATAAAAACATAGAAATTATTATTGTAAATGATTGTTCTACTCAAAAAGAGTATTATGAATATGATTGGAAAGATGTAAAAATTATACATCTTGATATAAATAGTAAACAATTACTTGGATATAATTCACCTGGATATGTAAGAAATAGAGGTTGTCAAGACGCAAACTCTAAGTATGTTGCTTTTTGTGATGATGATGATATATGGTTTCCAACCAAAATAGAAAAACAATTAATAGAAATGAAAAACACGAATTGTAAACTATCTTGTACGGAAGCACTTATTGGGAATGGCATATATAATTCAACAACTAATTATTCACACTATTTGTCACAATATAGTAAAAATTGGATTTGTCATTTATATAATAAAATAGGGATCGACCTTCAATCTGGATTACCAAATATATGGGATTTAAAATTTATGCAAACTAATAATTGCGTAATATGCAGTAGTGTTGTTATAGAAAAAGACACATTAACCAAAATAAATTGCTTTCAAGATACAAAACCGCCAGGTGAAGATTATGCATGTTGGTTACGAGCGTTACATCATACAAATTGTGTTTATCTGAATGAACCATTAGTATATTATGACGCCGGGCATGGAGACGGGCAAAATTATAGCAAATAAAAACTAAAATAAAACCATTTACTATCCATATTACCATCTGGTTTATGAATAATATTAAACCTGTCTATATTGTGGAAAATGCTATCTATTACAATTATTTGGTCGTCTTTTACCAAATAATCGTGTTTAAAATATAATTCTAATCGTTCATAATATATTTTCCACCACCAACTAATGTTCGCCTTTGATATTAAAAAAAAACCACCAGATATACTAATTTGTTCCGGTGGTATTGGTACAACCGGAAGATTATACTCGTTTAAATTTGTTATATATCCACTTACTTTGTTTATCATATCAGCATTTCCTATCATATTATAATATATTTTATTCTTATCAAGACTGGCTATTTTATCTTCATTCGGCCAACATGGTATTAAACCTGGATTTAAATCTATATCTTTTCTACCACGAAAATAACCTATATCACACCATCCATACCATTCAGCATTGAAATAATTATCTTCAGTTGCCATTTTTACGAAATTTATTTTTTCAGACCAAAGCATATTTAATTCCCAATCTATTTTCCATCCTTGATTACCATTCAATGAATTATTATTATCGTGATTCTTTATCCAATTGTCTTTATATTTATAACAGTAGAAATCTTCCAACTTTACAATCTTTAAACATATACGATCTTCATTTATAATATATGGTTCTATATCCTTTTTACTTTTTTCATCTGTGTAAATTACCAAATTAAATTTATTTACATTCGTTATAAAATTACTTATCCAAGTTTGATACGTTTCACTTGGAAATTTGGCTTTTACATTATACCAACATGTAACTAATGTCAACATAATAATACATATGTATGTCAATATCTCTATATATCATTTGCAACCAATATAAAAACAAACATATATATATATTGTATAAACCCATGGTAAAAATTTGTAATGAACCCTATCCATCCAATTCAAAGTATGATTCGCATTTTGAATTGTATCCGTATCCGCTCAGTGACTTTCAAAAGTACGCAATTGAAGCCATTGTCGAAAAACAACACGTATTAGTCACCGCACATACCGGTAGTGGCAAGACACTACCTGCCGAGTTTGCAATTCAACATTTCGCAAAACTAGGAAAAAAAATTGTTTATACAAGTCCTATCAAAGCTCTTTCTAACCAAAAATATTATGAATTTACTAAAAAATTTCCCGAAATATCATTCGGTCTATTTACCGGAGATATTAAAACGAATCCGGACGCAGACGTTCTTATAATGACAACTGAAATCCTAATGAATTATCTATTTACATCAACTACGAATACCGCAGATTCTGAACCTCAATCTACTCTCCAATTTCAAATGGATATTCAAAATGACCTTGCGTGTGTCGTATTTGACGAAGTCCATTACATCAATGATGCCGACCGCGGACAAACATGGGAGAAAACCATTCTCATGCTTCCACGACATATTCAAATGGTGATGCTTTCGGCTACGATTGACAATCCTCAAGGATTTGCTAGATGGTGTGAAAAAGGAGACATTGAACCCGATGCGAAATGTGTTTACTTGGCATCAACGAATCATCGGGTAGTTCCATTATCACATTATGGATTTTTAACTACTACAGAAGCCGTATATAAAACAATTAGAGACAAGGTGACTCAAAAAGAAATTCGCGATAATACAAATCAACTTATCCCATTACAGGATGCAAACGGAGTATTTAATGAAATCAATTCAAAAAAAATGACAAAAATTACCAATCTGTTTGAAACAAATCGAATCCGAATTAATCGTAAACATGCAATCAATCAACTCGCATCTTTCTTAAAAGAAAGGGAAATGTTACCAGCGATAGCCTTCGTGTTTTCCAGAAAAAATGTAGAATCATGCGCCCATGATATTACCGTTCCATTGAATGAATTTGATAGCAAGGTGGGATACACCGTTCGAAATGAATGCGAACAAATTATTCGCAAATTACCCAACTACAAGGAATATTTGGAACTACCTGAATATAATAAATTAGTTTCTCTATTAGAAAAGGGTATCGGTATCCATCATTCCGGTATGATTCCTATTCTACGTGAAATTGTGGAATTGATGATTTCCAAAAAATATATTAAATTGTTATTCGCAACAGAATCGTTTGCGATTGGACTAGATTGCCCGATTAAGACCGCGATTTTTACGAGTTTAACCAAATTTGACGGACATACCCAGCGCAATTTATTAGCGCATGAATATACGCAAATGGCCGGTCGTGCCGGACGTCGCGGTATTGATGTAGTGGGACATGTAGTACATTGTAATAACCTATTTAATATGCCGATGTTGTCCGATTATAAACTTATTCTAGGAGGGAAACCACAGCAACTTGTATCTAAATTTCATATATCATATTCACTTATTTTGAATCTTTTGAAAAACGGGCAAACCAAAGATTTCCATCTATTCTCCCAAAAAAGTATGGTTCAAAATGAGATTATAACTTCATCCATGTCAACACACCGTGAAATTCAGGATATAGAAAAACAGATTTCCGAAAAGGAAAAATTCATTGATCTTGGTAGAACTCCACGAACAGTATGTGAATTATATGTTAAAACCAAAAATGAACTACAAAATGCTACAAATAAAAAGCGCAAGACATGTGAAAAAGAAATACGTAGATTAGAAGACGAATACAAACATGTTAAAGATGATGCGGTCAAATTAAATAATTTGTTGACAATGAAAGATACAGTAAACGATCTACGACATGACATGCAATATACTGAAACATACATCAAACAACAAACTGAAAGTGTATGTGATATTATGTATGAAAATGGATTTATTATACGTAATCCTGATGACACATTTACACTTACAATGCGGGGTAAGGTTGCTTCAAATATTGCTGAAATCCACCCCTTGATTTTATCTGATTTAATGATAAAATGGCAGTATTTCGAAGATTTCGATACAATACAACTTATTGGCTTATTTTCTTGTTTCACTGATATAAAGGTACACGATGATATGAAAATTCATTCACTTACTATGGAAGACACGTATTTAGAAGGTAAGATCAAGTCTATGCAGAACCACTACGATAGATATTCCGATATCGAGGATGATTATAAAATAACAACCGGTATCAAATATACCGATGCGGTTATATATGACATGGTCGAATTTTCAATGCAATGGTGCGAATGTAACGATGAAACCCAATGTAAATCATTCATCCAAAATAATGTATATAATAAATCTATTTCGGTAGGGGATTTTACAAAAGCGATGTTGAAGATTGTTACCATCAGTAAAGAGTTTATCAATGTATGCGAACAACTAAATTTAATTGAGTTACAACATAAATTGTCAAAGATTGAAGATATGGTATTAAAATATATCACGACATCACAAAGTCTATATGTATAAAATTGAAATATAATATTCCAATGAATATATTAGAAACTACCTGTCTTATGGACTCATATAATACAAGAACTTACATACAATGCAATCTCTAGATCCTTTTCCCGAACACTCTGAAAATGTACCTAATTCAGATGATAATGTAACATTATCTACATCATCATCATCTTCATCAGATATCACACTAGACTCTATATGTGAAGAAATGGTCGAATCCATATTCTGCGAAGAAGAAGAATTTTTAGATTCTGAAAAACATAATGAAAAGTGTTATATTGGGATTGCGAGTACGTTCAATGATACCGGACATATTCTATATGCAAATTCTATACAATGTTCGACTTTCTTTCAATATGATATATTTTATCTATATTCTTATTTACATGAGTATTCAATATTTGATATTCATTCTATGCGAGGTGGTAATATAGATATTATGAAACTATTTATATTAGATGATTTCTACACCGTTATCATAAAAACACATTGGTTGCGGTTAATCCAGCGTCATTGGAAAAGGAAATATCTAATTAGAAAGAATATTATTAAAATACGCGCATCTCCATTAACAATCAGTTTCTTTGAAAAGAATGGAAAATACCCTGAAACGTGTAGAGATATGCCATCCATTCGCGGAATGTTATCATGTTACAAGTAATATTACTTATCAAATGTCATTAAATATAGAAAGTGATTTATATCACCTAAAATCTCATCGCGTATATTCAATAAATCAGTATCCTTCTTAGTATTAAAATAAATATCTATATCAACTAAAAATTCACGATATTCATAAATTCTTTCTTTAAAATCGCGGACATTAGATGGATCTAATAGATCTATTCTTTTTTCTAATAGTTTAATACGACTTTCGCTTTTTCCAAGTAGAACTTCAACAAACATATCTATGTGTTTATTCAACTTAGCATATAACTCGTCAGTTGCGTTATGTTGAGCGTATGAACGCGTTTTCCAATGATATAATTTTACCATATTTAATATCTCTAAAAATACCTTTACGATATGAGAACGATTTTTATTTGGTGGTTTGTTTCTATTTTTACGTGTACCACCTCTCTGAAGTTTTTTCTTATCTTTCTTCACCCTTTGTTTTTTTGTGTTGTTAGTCGTCATTATACAGTATATTCACATATTTTTTGCTTACAAAATTGAAATCATATAAATAGTGTCGTCAATTCGCATAATTGAAATCCAATATGGACGACCCTATTTATAGAAATGAACTCCTAACAACTCTTACTCGTTATTTGTATTCTCGAATTGAAGCAAAACAGTCATTGTTTGTTTCGCTTCTAATGCGAGATACAAAACAATCCCTATTTTGGGGTTATGAACTATTTTATTCGGGTTTCAGAGAAGAAACTTATGACTTCGTAAAAGATATTTATAACGAAATATACGCGGATGATAATCCTGACATGAAACCATTTATTGATAATTTGATCGATGAATGGTATAAAACTTCCGATGATAGTGCTGACTGTAATTTAGGTTCCATCATATATACATTATCACTACGAAACTATAATTTAGTTAATTTTATAAAAGATAAACTACAATATACAGTAACTAAAGACGTGGTAGATGACAATACCGCAATCCCTTTGTGTTTTATTTCTATGACACCCGAACATATTCAACCATATGCTACAAAAACTGTATCGACAGAAAAAGCATCTCACCTTTTTAGTAGATTACATTTATACCCAGCAATTAAGATTTATAACAATTTATTTGATACTAAAATGCCGGATGAATTCTCTACTATTTACCATTATCCTCTCGAAAAATGGTTATATTCAGCGTCCATGAGTCCATGTTGGCTTGAACGAATAGAGCAACATAATGGGATTATAAATAACGAATCTAAACTTGTTGAATTTCCCGATACCAATGATGAAATCGAATTTTGTAAAAAATGGGATTACGAACAAGACGAGCAATTATTACATATTCGCCAAATGTCATTAGGGAATGCAACCGACAAACAACAAACTATAAAACAATTCTGTAAGAAATTCAAACATTCCATTGTATGTAAACCTACTAAACGCAAAATCGTAAAAAAATAACATTACATTATGTTGTAAACTATTTTTTAGGAGAAATGAATTCTTGTAAACGTTCATAATTTTCAATCATCATTTTGTAATATTTTGAGGGGGTAGGTGTTAAAACGCCTACATCATGCGCCGAAGACCCGTCATAATTTATTTCACGTTTTCTATGTTTCGATTTATTATTTGGGACAGGTATAAAACCGGTTCGGCGATATTGTGATGTTATTTGTGAATCATTTTCAGATATACTATTGCTCCTACTATCCGGTCCCGAACTAATATAACCTTCGTCAATGCTATTACTTCGGTTACTAGTTATACTTTCGCAAAAATCAAAACTCTCGCATCTATCTTTCATTCCGTATTCTATGTCGCTCATTACTATACATAGAATATAGTTTTTATTTCGTTATATTTCATTGTTTACAATGTTACGAAAACTACATAATAACATCTTTATTCTTTTCATAATATTCTTTCTTATATGAAGGTGCTGTATATTTTTTGAGATGCTCTTTGGTTGTTTCCAGTTCCTCTTTTAGTTTAGCATTCTCTTCCAATATTTCTTTTATTTTTTCTTCGTTCATTATGATATTGTATATAATAAAAAAATATTTATATCTGTTTATTATATTTTGTGCGAACTTAAATATTCAAAGGTGTAAATCAAAAAAACAATAATTCAATAAAAAATCGATAAAATAAATGGCTTAACTAACTAGAATTGGACATAAATAAATGTCCGTTTTTCATTTGGGAAAAATAGTTTTGTAATTTGATATATGTAAAATTGAGGTTAAATGCATAATGCTTTAAATGTAAAAATATATAGAAAAATCTCACTGCATATTTTTTTAAGTATTTAACCGTTTAAATGATTTAGGGGATAAATCATGTTCAATGTATATAGACTATTTAGAATGAATAAACCCTTGAAAAATCCCCATAAATATATTTGTTTAGATTGTGACTATAATACCAGCAATAAAAAAGACTATAATAAACATATTACTACTGCAAAACATACAAATAGAACAAATAGAACGCAAAAATCCCCAAAAATCCCCACTGCGTTTGTATGTGAATGTGGAAAGAAATATACTGTTCGAAATAGTTTATGGTATCATAAGCAAAAATGTCAACATATACCGTCGATTGACAATATAGAAGAAGAATGTACTGATATGGATCTAGACATTGACCTTAAATCTACACATCAGCAAGTTGACTCGAGTGTAGTATTGGAATTATTAAAGCAAAATCAAGAGTTCAAGGAGTTAATGATAGACCAACATCGGAAAATGTCGGCCCAACAAGATACCATAATCGAGTTGTCAAAAAACCAAACAGTTTATAATATGACAAATAATACTACAAATAATAAATTTAACCTGAATGTATATTTGAATGAGACGTGCAAAGATGCTATTAATTTAAACGATTTCATACAGTCTATACAACTGAATCCGGGTGATTTCGAAACAACTGGTGAATTAGGATATGTCGGAGGCATTTCGCGCATTATGCTTGAACGAATACGTGTTATGGAACCACATACAAGACCACTTCACTGTACTGATTTAAAACGCGAGACAGTATATGTAAAAGATTCAAATAGATGGCAGAAAGAAGATGACAATAAGACGCATCTTCGCAAAGCCGTTCGCATTGTGGCTGATAAGAATAAACAACAACTATATCCATGGCAGGACGAAAATCCCGATTATGAAATATTGGATACACCTGAATGTGAGAAATTTTTTGAATATGCGAAAGTTTCATTAGGTGGATATGGTAAAGATGAGGGTACTAAATTTGAAAACAAAATTATACACAATGTGTTAAAAGAAGTTGTCGTTGACAAACATGTTTCAAATTCAGTTGTTGGATAATAATCTAATCTATATCAAATATGATATTCTTTCATATTTGATACTTACTCCTCATATGACATACCTCTACACATTGACTGCCTACCATTCAATATGCGGTGTATATCGTGAAGTGACTTTCGCAATTCTTCAATTTCGTGTTCATGTTTACGAATAGTTATTTGTTGTTGAGTTATGATAACTTGGTGTTTATTAGCAATACTTTTCAGATGAGGTATTACAACATCAACTTGTTCGTTTTCTACATTTGTAATAATAGACGTTTCGAAAAACCGCGGTAAATCTGACATATAGATATGTATTCAATAACATATTTATATTTGTTTTGAGAATTACTATATGGTAATATTTTGGCAAGTTGTATCTTGTTATTCGTTTTACTAGTGTATCCAACGACCACATTATTAATGTCTATGCATCTTTATCGACTTGGTATCCATATCTAAAATATAAAAAACTGACAGTTTACACAATACTATCATCCTCGTCCCAATTGTCTAATTCTTCATGTTGTAGTAGAATCGTTGGGCGTTTTTTCGAAGGAAACTTCTTTGATGACTCTACAATTCTTTGTTCCAATGCGCTTTCTTTTTGACGGAGGAAGAATAATTGTTCTCTATCTGCATAATTTAATCTTGAATTCATATTGTTATACTTGTTTCTAGATATTGTATCCATAATAACTTCGAAGTCAGTAGTTAATGTCTGTTTAGTTTTAATAATTTCATTATAGTCTACCTTCATGGTTTGCATCACTTCTCTCCATTCTTCTAATTTATTTTTTGGATTTTGATGAACCCATAAATATTTGTTGTTCCAAGGACCAAGTACATCCATTCTATATTCAATCCGGTTGTGTAATAACGAGTATTTTTCACGAAGACTCTGAATACGGTCTTTGAGTTCGTCGAGTTTATAGAATTTAGAGATAGATATTATCAATGAAATATAAGTGGATATGGTAATCGAACAAATCGCAATAATATCAAGATCAATCGACGTCTGTGTTTTGGTTGCTTGGAGAAATCCGGATATAGTAGACATGAAGATAACAGATGTTTGAATATTATTTACAATTGAATTTATATCTTCATATTTTAAATCGAGAAGTCGTTTACATTCTTTGCATTCTTTCAGTATAAATGTATTATTTTTACGTGCGGAACGCAATTGATTTTTGAATATAACATATTCTTTTGATAAAAACCAGTTATTATTCTGATTTTGGTCGATTCTACTATAACTAATTGGCTGTGAAATGACTTCATCGTTTGTATTCGTCGTTTGTTGACTATGGTTGTCTGAATTGTTCGGTTCGGGTATGGGGTCAGTTGTTGTGAATTGAACGTTATTTTCATTAAATACATTATCTTCTTCAGAAACATCACTTAATATAGTATCTGTTTCATTCACAAATGTAGTTATTGAATGTGTATTTGATATGCTAGACTGGTTATTCGAATTATTATCATTTGACACAATGTCATCTTCTAATCTAATGCTACTTGTATTGTTACTAGCCGATTCTTGAGCGTCGTCTATTAGTGAATTATTTATAGAGTTGTTCTCAATTGATTGGGCTATTGAGACATTATCGGACCCATCTTCATTATAACTCATTTACATAATACAAATATTTTTACTTTATAAAACTTACTAAATTTCCTGTGTCATTTCAACTACTGTATTCTCATTTTGTTTATCGGACGACGTATTATCTAACACTTTTTCGTCTTCGTCGGTATTTAACATATCCTCCATCGACAATGTTTTGGTAACTTTTGTTTTGGTATTAGTCTGTTGTAAATAATATAACCCCCAATTCGGTAGGTTAGTTAAACAGTTCATAATAGAATTATACGTGATAGATGTAACAACTGTATCCGTACCTGAATCAAATTTAATACTGTACCACCAATACGGTGGTATATATAACATATTACCAACTGTTATATCGAACTCTAAAAAACGTACTTTATCAAAATCGCGCTTATGTTCTTTGTCGGGATTCCAGACATTTATTTTAGATCTGAAATCATAATTTTCCATATCGGTGTATGGATGTAAAAAATTGTGACTTTTCCATGGGGTCATTTTAACTTTTATTTTACCTGAATTGACAGTTACAAATTTCCTAAAGTCGCTATGATATCTTAATGGAGTAGTTACTCCAGAGGATCCAAATAAAATGTCATATTTTGTATTTAACGACATATGTGGTTTTAAATAAGTGTCGTTTAGTTGAAAATATTGATGTAAATCGGAGGATTCAATAAAATCGTCATTATTTTCAGTAAAATAATTCGATTTAGTGTCCGTTTTCATTAACCCTACCGCACTATGTAGCGGTAACACAATATAATCTACTGACTCGTCTTTATAATAATCCCGAATATCCTTGACTTTTATGTCATATTTGTCGTTCGTTATTATCGTCTCCTTATTTACCTTATCAAAGAATTCATTCCCTATATTATTATAATCAAATAGAACGGGTTGTTTGATATCACATACCTCTTGTAGATACTGGTTGGTAGTATAATCCATTTCATAAACCTCTAAATCTTCGCTTGTTTTAAGTTGATTAACTATGTGAATATAGATTATTAATACTGTTATAAACAATAAGAAATTAAATAATCCTGACATGGATTAAATATATATATAATGACACGCGTTTTTATATATATTTTTTAACCGTAAAACTTCAAATATATCATTCAAGTGACTTCAATAATGATTCACTTTCGCGTTTATTATAAAATTTTACTATTTTATTTAATTCGTCAGGAAGCAATGCGTTAAGTAGACTAGCTCCAGTCAAAACAAATGACGGTGTGTTATAAAAAGAAAGATCGGTAACGTAACTAGTATATCCATTTGATTGTCCGAATTCAGTAAATTTCACAATAGCACTACGATGTCTTTCAATAGCAGAAATGGTTAGTGTAGAAAGGTTAACATGTACTTCGACGGATCCACTCAACCTAATACACTGGGTTATATGCTTTGCTAAAAATAAATTTATATTATCGTAGTTATCAGGGCCAGCAAAGGTTTTTAATATAGTGTAATCTAATAATATTTTGTTAGGTTCTATTATCTTAATTGCTTGATTTAATATTACGTCAATTCCAATATTATTCGAGATTATGTTAGCACATTCATTCTTTTGTGATTTTTTAAACAATATATTTTTTCCATTTATATTATAGTATTGTTGTTGTAATTTATGTATATCGGACATAAGATCTTCATGTTGACCTGACATTATATACATAAATTGTGATAACATATCTTTATGCTAGTTATTTGTATCTTTATTTATTTCTTCTTTCACTAACTCGCGCATGTCAACTGTTGTATGATTAGGTGTAATCTCAATATCACTATTGATATCAGTATGAATATTAGGTCGAGAATTTGGATTCACATCCGATAGTATTTGAATCCTTTCTTCTAACAACATTTTATTAACATCCATTGTGTATGATTGTAACTTTATGATAGAATCTTTCATGTCAACCAATTCTGTAGCAAACATTTCAAACCGCGTAGTGAACTCATCTATTATATCAGTAATAGTAGGGTCTGTAGAGATAGACGACGTATCCGCATTCGGAATGGATGTTTCTAATTCTGATATGCGCTTATCCATTGTAGAAAGAATATTCTGTAAAGTTTGACCGTTTGGTCTTGCTTGTACTGGTGGTGGTGTAGGTGTAGGAGTAGGTGCTTTATTCGCTTGTTGATTATTTAATACATTTGTCACGCGACGACGTATTGCTGCTGCATTTGAACCACTCATTAAAACTAATCTTATAAGTAAATATAAGCGTTATCTATAAGTATTTTTCACCATAAATTATAAAAATAAAAAGAACTCTTTTTATTTTTTCGGGACTATCGGAATCGAACCGATGACAACTCGATATCATATAAATAACCACTACAGTCAAGTGCTCTACCAACTGAGCTAAGCCCCGTTAACATATCCCCCTCCCACAAATACATATCAGGTCGCCTTTTTATATTGTTTGAAACTCAAAAACTATAATTTACCAAATGATGGAATATATTTATCTAGGACCATAGTATATACCTAGTATGGAAATAATAAACGATTCAGATCTATCTAAGAAAACCTTTTTGTCGCATGTCTTCTCAAATACAGAGGAAGGAACTGCCGAATTTATGAATGTAATACAATACTCATCAATGGGCGTAGTTCCAATTGTAGTATTGAATAAAATGGTTCAGCGTTTTATTCCTGAAGCAGATCCCGAGAAATCTAGTTTAGAACTTTTAGCCGAAATATTTATTCAACTTACTGTTATGTTTTGCGGTGCTATAATTATTCATCGTGTGATTACATACTTTCCCACATACAGTGGGTTCAAATACGAGAACTTAACATTAACTAATGTAATATTAGTCTTCTTAATATTGGTTTTAAGCATTCAAACAAAGTTGGGACTGAAAGTAAATATTATGGTTGACCGCGTATTAGAGTTATGGAATGGACCATCTAACGACGAGTCAAAACAAAATGTCAAGCAAAATGTTCGCGTTTCACAACCTGGTATGCATACGCCAAGTCAAGCCGATAATTTAGATAATAGTCAGATACAAGGTGGAAGTTTCCCACCCGCACCGGTAGCAACTGCGCGACCCGATATGGGGTCGGGTCAACAATCCATGAATCAACCTGATTTTGGAATGTCTATGGGACCAATGGCAGCCAATGGTGCACTGGGTGGATCATTCGGTTCTGCATTTTAAATTACCAATGGCGTGAATCAAGAGAATGAAAACATTTATTGATTCAGTTCGATGGTCCATTATATAATCCCAAACGGATTTAACATGTTGAAATATCTTCTACCGCTAATATAAAAATGTATTTTTTATCTATTGGAACCTTGGTTGTAACGTGTATGATGTCAATTAGCGCAACCGAACAACTGTCATTTAGCGGTGGAGGAGCGTTTGGAGCAGTGGAAATCGGCATATTGAAGAAAATTAGAGAGAATTATCATGTAAATTATGATAGATATACTGGTATTTCGGCAGGAGGGTTGAATTCTGGTTTTTTGTCGCATTTTGCTGACATAGACGAGGGTATCAAAGAAGCAGAAGGGATGTATTCTACCATTCGTAACAAAGACATCTATGAAATTTTGCCGGATACAGGAGTGTCGTTGTTAAATACCAAACCATTACATAAAACGTTAACATCTATTATAACTAATCTGAAATCAAATCCAATAATTGATACGTTGATAGGTACTGTC